GATGGATACAGAGAAAAAAGTTTTGTACTCCTCCATGGGCCACTACAGTGCGTTGTACAACTATACAGTGTTGTCACAACGCAATAGAACAACACTGGTATAAATTACCTGTTGACATTGTACCACAACAGTGGTAAAATAGAGACAATGAAAGAGGGAACAACAGAGAATCAGATGGAACGGCATAGAGAAGTCCAAAACAGAGATTCAAAGAAAACCCTTGACAAACAACAAAAACTGTGATACAATATTAGTGGAAAGAAACCACAAAATTGAATCACAAGAGATTCTAGGCAACACGGCACAATAGCAAGCCGGCAAATTGGTTGTGAATGTGCCGTGTAAAGTTGGAAAATCCACGATATTATCATTGAAGAGGTGCAATATTATGATGCTTAAAGAATTGTTTGCATATCCTGGTTTTCACTTTGCAGAGCGCCTGTTGGTTACTCTGAGAGGGGAAACGTTCAAGTCTGAGCTAAAAGCATTGCGTTCTGTTTACGGTCACTATAGCGTGATTGAGTTTCATGTTGTAGCTGGTACTACTGAGATTGATTCTGTTAGTCTGATTAAGTGAGGTGTTATTTATGAAAAAGACTGTTAAGATTGAGATGTACCTTGACTGCACCACCGAATGGGGTGACCGCCGCTGGAATTATGTGTGTTCGGTGTGGGGTGACCACATTGAGTTTGAGCGTTCCCGCTGGTATCTGCGTGACGCTGAAAACAGGCTGGTTTGCTGTGGCAACGTAAGTGAACTTCACGGTGACGGTACAGATGACTATGATGTAAAGTTCAAGAACGTTGTTTGCTACTGATATCAACAGGCCGGAACTCTCAACCCTGTTGAGGGTTCTAACGTGGGGATATCCACGAACACAAGTAATATTGAAGAGGTGTACTATTATGACTATTACTAATTACCGTCTCAGTTCTATGCCGTATGCACAGTGCCACGTTGAGTTTTACACTGATGATATCTTTATTAAAGAGGTGCGGCTTGTGTCTTATACTACAACTATCTTGTCTGTCAAGTATCAAGGCTCTAATGCCGTTGTTGAAGTGGTGCATCCTGTCGATTGCTCTCGTACAACTGCCCGTCACGTCAACAGGTTCACAATGGAGCTTTTTGGCACTAACAAGTATTTTGATTTAAAGAAGTTGGATGTCGGTTGCACTATGCTAGTTGAGGGTGGTGCGGCTTGCATTAGAAACTTGCACGCTGGATACTTGTATTATGGCAAACCCTTCCACTATTAAGATGAAACGGTGTTTACTATGAAAAATTGGTATCGTATCGAGTTCTTTACAGAAGAATTTTTGACTTGTGTACCGTCTGCCGAAAATGACTATTGTGTGTTCAGTTGCGAGCGTCAGTACACGTCTATCAATAGGGCATGGGCCGCCGCAAACCGTATGGCAAGTGTCCGTAATAATGTATTCTTTATTAGAGTTCGCCGTATTGATGGTGGCAGTAAATATCGTTATAATGCTAAGTAATTCCTAGGCCGGTATCTTGTACCACTGTACAGGATACTAACGTGGGAACTACCACGAGAAAGTGAGGGCATGAAAAATGTCTATGTATCATTTCCAGTGTATTGCACCTATTTTAGCGGCTGTTGCTGTATGCTTTGGCCTGTACCTGTACGCAACTTTGAAAGGGTGGTTGTAATGATTAGGTTGTATCTCAAGAACTACAAGCCCGCTGAATTGGTTCAGCTGTACAATGCACTGTCGCTGGCCCGTACTATGGTCAAGGCTGATGTTCCGACGAATACGGAAAAGGACTTGGATGAAGTATTACAGTACATATCTGGGTACATGGATGCAAAGGGGGATTCTGCAAAATGAGTGCACGCCTTAATGGTTCACAGCTGGCACACCGTGTATACAAGTACCTGCTGACCCAGTATTCTGCTGAACAGTTGCAGAACACTTATTATACCATGGATACTCGTGTATTTGCTGAGCCTGATGTGGCGTTCTATCCGGATATTGAGAATCGGTTCAAATCGCCAACAGACGCTATGAACTACCTATTGGAAGAGGGTTTGCCTATCTGGCTTGTCAAGTTCGGTTCTAATTATCCGTTGGAACACTTCACTTATCGAAAAGCCGAATTACTGTTTGACCTGTAATTTCTAGGCCGGTATCCTGTACTACGGTACAGGGTACTAACGTGGAAATTACCACGTGAAAGGAGTGTTGAAAACTATGTTGAAACTGTTAAAAGTCCCGCCTTAGTTGGGAATACCCGATTGTTAAATTTTTGACAATCTTATCGAAAAGTCCCATAACTCGGACGTATAAAATCTCTATTCCGAACGAAACAAAAGTCCATGTTAATCTGTACCCAGATACGGTATAATAAGTGTGGGAGATAACTTCCATCTCCTAATTTAGACGCTTCAACACAACACAAAACAAAGGAGTATTCATCATGCGTAAGTATTCTATCACCCGCCGTTCTATCGTCACCACTGCCACCGTTAAGGCCGTCAACCTGAACACCTTTGAAGTGGTTGATATGACTGCCACTCTCGAGGGCGCATTTGCTGACAACTCTGCCGCACTCAAGGCCGTTCAGAAGGACTGGGAAAATGACGAGTTCAACCCTGTTGCCGTTACCAGTCTGTCTTGCAAGGTCAAGACCTATGGTATGACTGCCGCCCAGTGGTTTGAAAACGCCGATGTTATCGAGGAAACCGATATCACACCTGAGGAAGCGGCCCAGTTCGGCAAGCGTCAGAAGAAGTCTGACGAGAACGCACAGTAAGTTTATCCACCCAACAAACACATAACAAGTAAGGAGTATCACTATGAATATCATTTCTAAGTCCGCTAACGTTGCATCCGCTTTCGACCTGTACAAGCTCGTGCAGTCCCCCGTGCGCAAAAAGCTTACCGATATCAAGGGCCAGACCATTGAGCTGGACAAGTGGGTGCTGTACACTGAGCCTGACAAGGATGGCAAGGAAATGTCCCTGCTGGCTCTGTCTACCGTTGACGGTACTGCCTACTGCACCAACTCTGCAACGTTCTGCCGCTCCTTTGAGAGCGCCGTGGCAACCTTCGGTCAGTTCGGCGAAGAGTTCCACAAGATTCAGGTCACTACCGGCACTTCCAAGAACGGCCGTGACTACATCGACTGTGTGGTTGTTGGTTAATCACACAGGTAAACAACTAATTAAGAAGAAAGGCGAAGTTCTTCTTAAATAAAATCGCTTACAGTTTCCCGGCTGGTGGCCAATTCACTGGCCGGGATTCTTTTATAAAGGAGATGAACAAATTATGAATCATCGCCAACAAGTAGCCGATATGCACGCTAGAGAGCTGGCAAAGGCCAAACAGCAGTTGTTATTAAAGGTCAATCAGTATATGCAAGAAGTGCGGGCAGAAGGCGGCACAGCAGAAGTTACGCCTCAGATACAGCGCTTGATTGAGCTTGACAAGTACCGCTTGAGAGATGTACAGAGAATGCGACAGATTGCAAGTGAACCACAAAAAATTAAAGAGTATGTGTATGCTGAGAATGCACAAGGGCAAGTAATTAGTGGTGAAAAAGCTATAAAGCGTTATCAGTCTTATCAACATTCTGGCATTGCTAGGCCAGCTGATCAGTTCAAAAAGAGTGTTGAAACAGTAATTGATACTGTTAAAGAGATGTTTGTTGACATGAACGCATACAACGAGTTTTCTCGTAAGTTGAATGCTCTTGTTAATAAAGACATTAATGAGCCTACTGAAGAGGAATGGTTTGTAACGCATGGTGCATATTTAGCACGGTTGAAAAACCCCAAGGAAATTGAAGCATCCAAGAAATGGTTCATGTACCTCAATCGAGAAAACACCAGAGACATGGAACGAGCCTTTAACACCTTGCTAGAACAGGAAGGTGCAAAGGAAGTTGCTATGCGTATAAACGAGAACTTAACGAAAATTATGGAAGCGGCTGTCATTGCGGCAATTGGTTACAATGAACAAGCTGGTTCTGCTGTACAGGATGTTTTAATAATACTTGCACCAAAAGCAACCCGAGAACAAATGCAGTCAATGCAAGAATTGTATGACAGTCAGTTTGAATACAATGATTATGAGGAATGATATCTAATGTCACGTTCCGAAAAGTGGCGAACTTTCAGTGCTGACTTTGAGACAACAGTTGAAGAGAATACGAGACAACAGACAGCGACTGAGGTGTGGAGTGCCGCTAGTGTTGAACTTTGGACTGAGGACGTTATGGTTTTCCATTCCATTGGTGAGCTGTATGACTATTATGTGTCACTGAACGAGAACATTGTGGTATACTTCCACAATCTCAAATTTGATGGAAACTTCTGGTTGTCGTATCTACTCTATGACCTCAAATTCAAGCAAGCCTTTGACCCAACGCCAGACCAGAAAGGCGGAAAGTTCAAAAAGAACTGGGAAATGCCTGACAGGTCGTTCAAATATGTTATCTCAGATATGGGCCAATGGTACACTATGACTATCAAAGTGAATGGACACTACATTGAACTTAAAGACAGTCTTAAACTACTGCCATTCAGCTTGAAACAAATAGGTATCAGTTTCAAGACCAAACACCAGAAACTAGATATGGAGTATAAAGGGCACAGATACGCTGGTTGTCCTATTTCTCAAGAAGAACTAAAGTACATTGCAAATGACGTTCTAGTTATTAAAGAAGCACTCGAATTTATGTTCTCAGAGGGTCACAAGAAACTGACAATTGGTTCATGCTGTTTGGACGAGTTCAAGAAGGGGCACACAGTAGGAGATGATTACAGCACGCTGTTCCCAGACCTGTACAAAATACCACTTGACCAAGAAGTATATGGTTCTAGCACAGCTGGTGAATGGATTCACAAGTCGTACAAAGGGGGCTGGTGCTATCTGGTCAAGGGCAAAGAGTGTAAGGAGTACAGAAACGGTGTGACAGCTGATGTTAATAGCCTGTATCCATCTGTAATGCACTCTGAATCCGGCTCAGATTATCCTATTGGTAAGCCTAAGTTCATTCATGTTGAAGCAAACGAGGGTGATATCTGGGACGCATACAATTGCCCTATCAAATATGACCCGTTCTGGTTTCAGCCGACAGAAAAGCCTAAAAAGTTGTGGGAATACGGAAAGTTCTATTTCTTCCGCATTAAGACCCGGTTCTATCTGAAACCTGGTAAGTTACCTTTTGTACAGATTAAAGGTTCTTGGATGTACAAAGGAACAGAAGCACTGGAAAGCTCAGATATTGTTGGCAAAGACGGTATTCCACGTTCAGAATACTATGACATTGACGGCAACTTACACGATACACGAGTTGAGCTTACATTAACACAGACAGATTTCATTCTACTTCGTGAACACTACAATCTAGTTGATTATGAACTACTTGATTACTGTGAGTTTGATTCAACTATTGGCCTGTTTGACGAGTACATTGACAAGTATGCAGCAATCAAAAAAACAAGCAAAGGCGCTATGAGACAACTTGCAAAACTATTTCTAAACAACTTATACGGAAAAATGGCATCTAGCATGAACAGCTCTTTCAAGGTTGCATTTGAAAAAGATGATGGTTCTGTTGGATTCTACGAGGTGGACGAAAATGACAAAAAACCCGGATACATTCCAGTTGGTTCAGCTATCACTAGTTATGCCCGCAACTTTACCATTCGAGCGGCTCAACAAAATTATTACGGAAAGGACAAGCCCGGTTTTATCTACGCCGACACAGACAGTATACACTGTGACCTGCCGCCTGAGCAGTTAAAAGGCATTACAGTGCACCCATCGAATTTCTGCTGTTGGAAGCTAGAATCGAGCTGGGACATCGGCTGGTTTGTGCGCCAAAAGACGTACATTGAGCATGTTGTAGCTGAGGACTTAGAGCCGATAGAGAACCCTTATTACAACATTAAGTGTGCAGGAATGCCAAAAAAGTGCAAAGACCTGTTTGCAGAATCCTTTGACAACAAAGTTGCAGAGGACATTGAGAACGGAATAAATCCAAGAAATGAGGAACAAGCACTATCCGATTCTAAACTTACACCAGAAGAGATTGCATTTCTTAGTAAAACACGCACATTCAAAGACTTCAAGACAGGTTTAACAGTTCCCGGTAAACTACTGCCTAGAAGAATCAAAGGTGGTGTGTTGCTGGTGGACACTGATTTTACAATGAGGTGATATAATGGCAAGAAAATTTTCAAGTCTTAAAGACCTGTATGCAACTTTATTCTTTGCAGGAAATGCACGTTTTGATTTATACAGTAGTTCTGGTTTAATTCGAGCTGGTTGTAGCTGGTCTGATATTTCAAAGTCGTACAAGGGCGCTCAGGTAGCGACCCTTTGGATTAAAGAACTTGATTTCACTGGTTGCATTATTGATTGTGAGGTGCATTTCAAATGACTATCGAAGAATTTTATCAGTCCTGCCAGAACTGCGGCTGGAAAACCGAGTTTGAGTTGTGGAGTTTCTTCACACTCCTGTATCGTGGACGGTTTGACCCCATGAAGAACCAGTTCAGAAACCTTCATGTTAGCACGTTTGATGTTCGTAAAGACAAAGTAAGTATTCAAGTAAGGGAGTGTGTAAGATGATTACATTACAAGAATTATGGTATGCGTGGTGCGACATTGATGAACACACAGAAGTGCTACTTCATTATGAGGGGGACGAGGATTTTGTCTCGTTCAAATTTGGCGAACGGGGTAAGTGGAGACAATACGATAGTGCAATTGTTCGTGTGTTTTCAGTTATACAGGCAAATAAGGCTCAAGTTACGAGAGGTGCATTTGACAAGGTTTTGATTATTTTGCAGAGGTAAGTAATATGAAAAACTTGAAAAAAATATGTGACCATTCCTATGACCAACGCACAGGCGGTTGTGATTGCGTTAGTTGCAAATATCACATCAAGCACTATCAGCCTGAACCCAAGGACTGGTTTATCTTTCACAAGGTGACAGCGGTAAACGCTGGTGAGTGCTTACAGCAAGGGGGAACTCAGAATGGGTAATGGGATTATCCCTGATGCAAAAGGAGTGGCAGAAGAAAAGCTCAAAAAGAAGCATCTGTTAATCCGTATCCCCGGAGAGAACTACGACAGAAAATGCCTGTCTAAAAATTCACTCATGTATGTTGCATATTCTCTGAACAGAGAGTATGTGCATCTGCCGGGCATCAACGATGGTGCAATTAAAGTTTCATCTCTGTCCAATGATATGCTGAGGTCTAAAGTTTTCATGTACCATATTGACACCAATAAGACGTTCACAGCAATAATTGCTGGCTCTGGGTTTACACTATGGTACACTAAAGAAAAGGAGAATAAAAAGTGAGCGAAGTTATCGTGTTTGCAATTGCGGCATCCTACTCTATTTACATCACGGTGTGCAGATACAAGTATAAACTTGACAAGTCGGTGTACATTTGTGATGCACTGTTGATTCTTGCGGCTCTGCTGTCATTGAGGTGGTAATATGAAGATTATTCATCAAGAAAAAGAAAGACGCTCTGATTTTATAAAAAACTTAAAACCCGGTGATGTTTGTTATATTAACAGTGCATTGTACATGGTGATAATGCCAAGTGATAGATACTGGAATAGCATGGTAATTAAACTTGAAACAGGTAAGGTTCAATATTTCAACCATAATATAAGTGTTGAGCCAGTAGACTGCTTTTTGGTTGTAAATTAATAAAACAAACCCCTCAAGTCGAACCTAACGGAACGGCAAGAGGGGTTTTCTATATCCTGTCTCTGAGGTGCACCAAAGCGCATTGCAGATACGAAACTACATAGCGGACGGTTCATCGCCGTTGCAAAACCCGCCTGTATCGGTGGTACTGTCTCAGAGGGATAAGCACTAGTAAGACAGCGCTTTCAATATAACTTCTTTGCATTGCAGATTCTTAAACCGGAAAGCGCCACGGTCGAAGAAATATCGCATCTGGTCTGTGAACATCTTGTACGCATTGAGCATAACATAGTTTACTCTATGGTCGTCTGTTGTGACAGCCAGCTTGAACTTGTAAGTCAAGTCTGGTTTATCATCGCAGTAAATAACACCTGTGTCTGGGAACTCTCTCAACCCGTATTCCTTGTTCATGTAGCGGATAGTGCCCAAGTAACGAGAAGCGCCAGCAGGACGCTCAATGAATGCAGAGCTGTCGTTCAGGTACACAGCCTGTGTCAAATACACATCGTATGTATCACCACTGAAGGCACTGTTAAAAGCGGATTCAGCCTGAGCCTTAGAAGCGGCATCGACATATCCCTGTTCGAGTACCCAGCCAACACCACGCAGAAAGTTTACGTTGTCATTCAGTCGTGAGCTGATATTCATTGCAACGTAGTAAGGATTCAACAGGGTAACAGGGTTAGACAGCATATAAACAGGGACATACCGAGATTGAGCGCCCTGACCACGAGCAACAGAAGTGTGGATAGACCTGAACTTCTTTACTTCATCTGCGCAGTAATGGTTTGTCTCGCTCTGGAACTCGTCCATGAGCATTCGACTGGTATCTGAGAAAAAATGGGAATACTTCTTAATCTGGTCTGCCGCATTGATACTTACAGCATATCCACAGGGAACACCGTCAAGAAACAGTTCATGGTAAATGCCAGCGGCCCTGCGCTGAGAAGTCATTGCGTGCCCCTGATAGAACAGAACGCCGATATCCTTAAAGAATTTGTCAGCGCATCCATCAAGTTCATAGTTGAACCTATACAGCAACATGAACTTCTCTTTGTAGTTGATAAAACGCTTGACGCAATACCGGTTGAACCAAGTAGTCTTACCGCCAGAACGGTTGGTGGTACACATATAAATCTCTGGCTTGTTGCCGTTCGTGTCCATCAAAGACAGTAGCTTTGTACCGTCATAGAAGTCACCCATTGTCTCAGCTCCTTTTTTAGGAATTATTCCTATTTGTTCCATGTGGAACATTTTCTCTCTAAAATAATTATATCATACCTACTTCCATTTTTCAACTACCTATGGTATAATAATTATAGAAGCTAGACCGGAAAGGGGGTGAGCTTATGAGTACCGTCTATTCCGTTCCAGTGGAAGTAAAACTCGCTCTGGCCTTTATGGTAATTGACGTTTTCACCGGATTGCTGAAAGCTGTCAAAAACAAAGAGTTGAACTCCACAAAGGCAAGGGAAGGAATTTACAAGAAAGCCAGTTTTATCTTGTTCATTGCGTTCGGCTATATCGCTGATTATGCTATGGACTATGTGAACATGGGTTTCAATTTACCTGCCGCCGCAACTATCTGCACTCTGGTTATCATCACGGAAGCTATTTCTGTGCTTGAGAATCTGGGTCAGATTAACCCCGACTTGGTTAAACTGGTTGCGCCGTTCCTGTCTGCACTGAAAAAGAAAGAAGGTGAGAACAATGGTTGACGTTGGGCCACAAGGAATGCTAGGCTTTTTACAGTCCACATCCGAAACAGACCTTAACAATATCAAAACCCCCGGTTTCTATTAGCAGATGTTCCCCGGAACAAGCAATACACCGTTTTCTAGCGGTTATCACTACTGGAACATGATGGTTGTTACTGTAGCAGGCCATTGGGTTTGGCAGTTGATTTTTCCGACTGAATCCTCTAATGTGATTTATGTGCGTGAGTTCACTAATACAAGATGGGGCGCTTGGCGGCACATCAATACTATCGCTTAAGAGGTGATATTATGAAAACTAAATCATATTATGTTTTCGACTACACCCTCAACCCTGATGAACAGTTGTCACCTCACTTCAAAGCGCATGAGTTTCGCTGTTCTGACTTATCCCGTGTCATTGTGCTAAACAAAGCACTTCTTGAACTTCTTGAAATTATCCGTAACCACTACAACAAACCACTTATTATCAACTCAGCATATCGCACAGTAGCTTACAACAGTTCGCTTAAAAATTCCAGCCCTAAATCACAGCATGTGTTTGGCAACGCCGCAGATATTAAAATCTCAGGTGTTACGCCATTACAGCTGTACTCGTGGCTCAATTCTAAATACCCTAATTCGCTTGGACTTGGACTGTACAACACCTTTGTCCATGTGGATGTAAGAGAGGGAAAGTCACGATGGGACTACCGAACACAAAAATAACGTTGCTGGTTTGCCAGCAGACAGTTCTACTGTCACCCTCACACTTAAATACTTGAAAGGAGCAAATTATGGAGCTTGCCGATTTCAATGCCAAGACACAGGAGCTTATCAAGCACTTGGGTGATAACGCAGACCAAGGCGAAGTAACCAACATCTTGGCAGAACTGACCACTGGTTTCAGTGAAGAGGTTGCCGCAAAAGCGACCGCTCTGCGCAGTGTGGATGAACTCACTGCTAAAAATGCGAAGTTGAAAGAAGATAACATGAATCTCTTCCTTCGTGTTACTGTTCCCGATGAACAGTTAAAGCAGGGTGTTCGCCCGGAAGAGGACAAAGACCCCATCAATCGCCTGTTTACTAATGGTCGCCTTAACCTCAATGGTTAAACATTTTAGAAAGGATAGTGATAAACCATGGCAACTGCTATCGACATTGTGAACGCAGTCATTGAGACTAGTTCCACGCTGAAAGAAAACATCCCGCTTGCTACCAATGCCACTCTTCAGGCAACTGGTGGCGCTATCATGCAGTACACTCCATTCATGAATGAGTTCATCAATGGTCTGGTGAACCGAATTCTGTTTCAGGAAGCGCACAACATGACCTACGACAACCCCCTTCGCATTTTCAAGGGCGTTGATATCCCCTATGGCACTGACGTGCAGGACAGCATTGCGAACCCTGCTGTTGCTACTCCCTACGACAGCTCTGCAATGAGTGATGTTCTGTCTCCTGCTTCTCCCGATGTTAAGACCGTGTACTACCGCCGCAACCGGCAGGACAAGTACAAGGTTACTGTCTATGATGCCGTTCTGGCTGGCGCTTTCACCAACGCCGACACCTTCAACAACTTCGTCTCGATGATTCTGAACACCCTGACCAGTGGTGACAACATTGACGAGTTTAAGCTGATGAAAGGTGTCGTTGGTCAGGCTATCAACGATGGCAACATCAACAAAACCTCTCTGACCGCTGGTACTGACCACCGGGCCTTTGCTGAAACCCTTGTCACCGACCTGCGTGCCAAGTACCTTCAGTTCCAGTTCCCCTCTACCAAGTACAACTGCTATCAGAAGATGGCTAAAGCTAAGGGCATTGAAAATGCAACCCCCCTGACCACTTGGACTTCTCCTGACCGTATCAGTGTTCTGGTTCGTGCTGACGTTGCCGCCTTCACTGACGTTGAAGTTCTGGCTAAGGCGTTCAACATGAGCAAGGCTGACTTCCTTGGCCGTCAGGTGATGGTTGACAGCTTTGGTGATACCGGTGATGCCGCTAAGACGCTGGCAATCATCGCAGACAACACCTTCCTGCGCACCCACGACAACCGCTTCCAGATGGCCGAAACCCCGTACAATGCAAGCACTCTGAGCCGCACCTACTTCCTGCATCACTGGGAGACTATGGCTTGCAGTCCGTTTGCTAATGCGTGGGCATTCACCGAAGAGTAATCTTCATAACGTAACTGCTCCATAATTTTCTCTCTTACGGTAGCTGGTTGAGCTTTAGACCAGTGAGGGCGGGACAGGGGCAAGAGAGGTACAAATTATGTTTACACCAACAACTGCCTTAAGGCTACTCGACACTCCACTCGAGAGTGATTACAGAAACACGCTGTGGTTTCCTAACCGAGAAGCACAAACTGCCTATTTCTTAGGTAAAACAATTAAGACCTACGATAACTTCCAGTACATTAAAAAGAATAACACTATTGTTGTGGACGGCGAAGTGGACTTGCTGTATAACTGCAACTACATCATGTACCAGAACAACAACTTTACCAATAAATGGTTCTATGCCTTCATTGATAGAATCGAGTGGGCAAGCAACAGTTCCGTAAGACTGTACGTTAGCACAGACGTTATCCAGACTTGGTTCTTCGATATCACATACTATGACAGCTATGTTGATAGATGCCACAGTGATACTGATGTTGCCGGAGATAATATCGTGCCTGAGGATTTCAGCAGTTCTTCCAGTATGGGTTATTTTCAGGTTGGCAGTCAAGACATGACACCAGATTTTATCACAGTGTTTGCAACATCTTCTCCAACTGGCGCTCCCAATAACGGCACTCTTGAAAATGGAATTTTCAGTGGTGCTGGAAAGCTAATTTCACTGAGCATTTCAAACATTGCCACTATTAACGACCACTTAGACAACTATGTTAAACAGGGAACTGCAACTGCTGTTTCTAGGATTCAGCAATCGCCGTTGAACCGTCCAAAATCAGTAAGTTTTGCTAAACACCCAGACCACTTAGACTGCATATCAAGAACTGGAATAGCAACATACATTCCAAGCAATAAAAAACTATTATCAGGAGCATTTCTGACAGCTTATGTTCAGATGTATGGTCAAGAAATGACGTTCAATCCTGAGGGAATTAACGGCTCTAATATTAGTTTACAAATTGGAGTAGACGAAACATCCGGCACTGTCGGTGTTATTGTAAACAATTATAGTAACAACAACATAGCCGCTTTAGCTTTAACAGCTGTAATTCCTGAAAGCACTTGGGCATACAACCAATACAAAAATGACTTCAATCTTCACGCTGGAAGTAATGCAATCTATAACAGGAGAGCTAGTATTGAGCGCTCTACTGCTAGAAACACTGCCGCTCTTAAGACTGCAATTGCAGTTGTTGAAGCGGCAGGAACAACCGCCAGTCAGTTCAGCACTTTTAATTTAGCTCGTCTTGCCCTTGGTGGCGTTGGCGGTGCTATTGGCGGAGCACTAAATTCAGCATCTTCTATTGCTCAAGCTGGAATGAATGTATACGAAACAGCACAGCAACAAAAAATATACGATTACGGTGTTGACGATATTTCACAAGACCTTACTTACATAACTGAAAGCATGACAGCCCCCGCCGTTGGTGGTGTCGCTTCTAGTAATATCTATCTTGCAACAGGTAAAACAGCTTTGTCCTATGGTTTCAAAGTACCACCGCTTGATATCGTTAAACGCTGTGACAAATTTCTCACCGTTTACGGCTACAAACAGAGCGAATACAGAGCAATCAACCTTCATGCTAGAGCAAGCTGGACTTACATCAAAACCAACGGTTTAAATGCAAGCGGTAACTTCCCTGACGATGATATGAACATTATCAAGCGTGCATTCAATAACGGCATATTCTTCTGGGTTTACACTGCAACATACGGAAACTTTGGACAAAACAATGCTATTGTGTAAGGTGGTGATTATATGGCAAACTCAGCGGCAGAAACGCTAAAAGAATTTAAATCTGCGTCAACTGCCAGCAATGCTGTATACGCTACCTTAAAAGTGCAGTATACTGGTTCATGGATGGACGATATTCAGCAAATTTCAACAATGTGCGGCGTACCTGTCCAAACGCTATTACAACTAAACCCTTGGCTGACTTCCAATAACTTTGTTGCCAATAACCACGACTATATAACAATCAAAGTGACTGCTGGTTCGCCCAGAACTGGTGGCAGTAATGCACAAAATAACGTTACTGGTTTTTACAGCACCAATGAGTGGTTTCACCCTCTTGGAGTTGGACTGTGGTATTGCACTACTGCTTTCAGTGCTTCTCACTCTGCTATTGACCTTACTACTGGAACACCAGGTCAGATTGCTGGAAAACCTATCTACGCTGTAAAAGCTGGCACAGTTGTACAAAGCTATTCTTCAGATTCATGGGGAAACACCGTTCTAGTTCGTCACGATGATACAACGGACGCTTCCGGCAATTGCTACTATACACGTTATGCCCACATGGAAAAGATTGGCCCATCTACCGGAACTAAAGTTTCACAAGGTGACCAACTTGGTACAGTAGGCAACACAGGAAAATCTACTGGATATCACCTTCACTTCCAGATTTACTTTACTTCTGCAACACGCACAGATTATGCTAACTTTGACGGTGGAAAAGTAAGCCACACTTTTAGTGTAAATCCTAATGATATAAAAGGCTTTCCCGGCATTCCTTACACAGAAAACCATTACAGCCAAGTTGAGATGCACAAAAGCCCTTACGTTACTGATGCTGATATCAAAGTGATACAAGGTGCGGCATCTGAGGACGGCACTGTTACGGAATCTCAGTTCAACGAAACAGTAAATGGAATAGCTGACAGAATCATTGCCGCAAAGAACGTTGACCCTTCCAGTGAGTTGGCAAAACTTATTAAAGACTACGTTAAAGCACAGTTGGACGGTATCAAAGCAAATGCCGCTGGCTATGCTACTGATATTCTCACTACTGGTGATTTCAGCGGAGTTCTTAACAAGTTCTGCTCTGACGTTGTAAACAATTCCATCTGGTACGTTGAAAACAAGATAAACAACCTGCTTCAATATGCTATCTCAGTTGGACAACAAGCCGCACAGAATGAAATTAACCAAGCAAAATCACAGCTAAAAGACTGGATTGTAGACGTTACTAAGATTGACCGCAACTCTGAACTAGGCGTGCACACTCTGAATCTACTTGATTCTTATGTTGACACTATTGTTGCAAACGGTTGGCAAGCCGTTACTACTGCACTAACAACAGGTGATGTAAAACTAGCCACTGGTCAATTCTTGGAAGTAACCAAAAGACAGTCAATCGACTATGTTTGTGAACTTGGTTCTCATGCGCTAGCAAATGCAATTACTTCCTATATTGGTTCTCATTCACAAAGCACAGAACTTAACCAGATTGCCGCAGACTTAGTGCCCGGCATCATCAACACTATGTGCCAGTCGATTGGCGGTGTTATGAAAGGCGATATCTCTATTGAGCAAGCGGCTAAAAACGTTCTGGTTCAAGTTGTATCCACAGTCGCTACCACAGTTGTTCAAAAATATCTTGTTCCAGTCGTATCTAACTGGGTTGTTACTGGTTTAACTACTCTTGCTGTTAATATAGCTGGGTCACAGATAGGTGGACAAATTGGAGCGGCCATTGCTGGCCCTGTCGGCTATGTTGTTGGCGCTCTTGCAAGTGCTGGTGTTAGCTGGCTTATCAACTCTATATTCGGTTAAGAGGTGATTCAAATGTACAATTACGATAACGAACTCGCAGACAAAGAAGCATCCCACTCCGCTTACGCTGACTACTACTATCGTCTTAAATCTCTGGCTTGCACAATGTTTAAGTGGGAAGGACTACCTGACAGTGTGAATGAACGATATCTTGAATATTGCCTGTTCACCTATGGTAAAGCTGTTTTCTTCAACCATGCAACCCGTGGCTATATGTGCCTTAACGGCGCTCTTCGTGGAATCAACTTCTACAATGAGCCTATGTATATCAGACCTATCAGTCCTGTGGAAACGTTCCATGAATACGATATGAAGGACTGCGTGCTTATCAGAAACACCCCCGATATGTACCCGACTTTCCTTACTACTATCCGTTACACACGGGACTTATACGACATTGACCAGACTATCAAGGTCAACATTGGTGCTCAGAAAACACCTGTGCTAATTCTTACTGACACCAAGCAAAAACAGACTGCACAGGCCATTTATCAGAAGTACACTGGTAACACTCCTGTTATCTACGGCATGAAAGGTACGTTTGACCCTAACAGTTTCATGGTTCTCCGCACGGATGCACCGTTCGTTGCTGGTCAGTTGCAGGATATCAAGATTACAAAGTACAACGAGTACCTGTCTTTCCTTGGTATCGGTATGGCAGACTTTAAACGTGAACGGCGAGTAACTGACGAGGTGGAACAGTTCGACCAACAAGCAAATGCCCTTGCTAACATTGGGCTGTCTCAGCGTGAACACGCTTGCAAACTTATCAATGATATGTTCGGACTGAACGTATCTGTTCGACTGGCTAATGAACCTTACATCACTGACGGTGACAAGTACAGCAAAAATGCTTCTACTATCTCCTATGTGCGTGCTCGTAGTGGAGATGATAACGGGGGTGAGGGATAATGGCAACGTACACCATTGAACTGGGTAAACTGCTTACTCTAGATGGATTCGACATTGGCATGAAAGATTACCCACTTCCGTCTTTTCTTCGCTCTGCTGGTGATATGCAAGCATGGAGAGAAGCACTGAACCAGAAAATCATTAACCATTACTATTTCAATGAAATCTGCTGTCTGCCGCCTGACAGATTTAAGTTCTTCCTGAACAACACTCTTAACGAGAAAATGCCTTACTTCAATATGCTGTATGATGCTATGGCTGAGAACTGGCAGTTCTACACTGGTGGCACTCTCACTGAGGTTATCAAAGCTGACGGCACTAGTTCGGATAATGGTACGAAAACCGGTACTGATGTGCTCGCTAGGTCTGGTATTGATACCACCAACAATGTCAGTACACAAAATAATTCCCATAACGATTACACCCTCAATGTTAATTCTGACACTCCTGCTCAAATGCTCAACATTGAGAGTGATATCGCAAATAACACCTACGCTTCCTCTGCTAACAAAAATAAAAATAATGGAACTAACACAGGAAACAGCAACAGCACAGATACTACCACTTATAACAGCAGAGAAACAACCACATTCGATGAACACACCACAGCAGACAGAAAGCACAATGACAACCGGAACAGAACCGTGTCTGGCTTGAACAACAAGTCTTACGCAGAACTGTTCAAAGAATACTCTGAATCTGTACGCAATCTTGATTTAGAGGTTATCGACAGTTTGAAAGATTGCTTCATGGGAATTTTGTAAAGGAGTAAAACTATGGTCAACTTCATTAAGTCTGCTGACAGCAAAATCAAAATCAATGAAGATGTTTCCTACTTGCTGAACGATGCACTGCACGTCAATGCTGTGTTCACTGCTTCCGGCGTTGTCAAAGCAAACAGTCCTGTCCTGCGTGTGAACCTGCCCAATGTTGGCAAGCACGCTGAACTGAATTGGTACAACACCAGTTCCGACCCTGCCGCAACTGCCGCCGCAACGGTGAAGAATACTGTCAGTTCCGTTGACGGCATCCACGATATCACCATTTCTCTGAGTTCCGATACCGCCGCTTCTAATGAGTACCATGTCGAGGGCTGGATTAAACTGCCCTGAAAGGGGTGATATTTATGGATTTAGTCTCGCTGGCTAAATTCCTGAGCGCCCTGCTTCAGTGGGTGCTCGACTACTTCCATCTGTAAAGGGGGTGTCACTATGCCGCTTACTACTCTTACTCCGTTGCCCTTCCTGCCGATTCCGGGTAAGTTTGACCTGAATACTTTCCTTCCTGGTTCTAGCGACTATGAGATTCTGGCACGAGTTGTGGAAACCTACAACAGCGCTGTGAAACAGTTCAATGAAATTATCACCTTCTACTCTAAAATCGACAAACTCGAAGAAAAATTTCAGAACCAAATTGACGACTTTGAAAACAAAGTCAACACAGAGAACGAAGCATTTAGAGCTGATATCAATGCAAAAATTGAACAGCTTGACAACACCGTGCAGGAATGCTACAATGAGATTCAGAAACTCATTAACGGTAACTATATCGAAACTTATGTGCAGGCTCTTGCAACGTGGATTGACAACAACTTACAGGTAATGGTTTCCAAGATTGTAAAGTATGTATGGTTCGAGGTTGACGAGAACGGATACTTTATTGCTTTGATTCCTAATACTTGGGACTTCATTGACTTTGACACAGACATGAACCCTGATTCTGATGATTACGGCAAGCTTGCTTTGCTGTGGGAACCGGAAGTTGTACAGTAACTTTGACGTGTGATAGGCACTCTTCAATCCTATCGGGAGGGTGAACCGGGTGTTCTGGTTCAACGGGTGGACAATTTATTTAATGAAAGGGGTTTCTAATATGGCTATTAAGAAGTATATTGGTGCTCGTTATGCTCCGAAATTCATGGGCGCTTGGAATAAGTCCAGCGAATACGCCGCTCTGAGCGTGGTCTATACCAATGAACAGAGCTACGTCAGCCGCAAGACTGTTCCTGCAAACACTGAGATTACCAATACTGAGTTCTGGATTAAGAGCGCAGACTGGAATGCTCAGGTGACGCAGTACAACCAGAACGTTGAGCGATATGAAAATGAGGTACGGGGATACGCTGAAACCGTAAACGACCTTGTTGGCAAAACTGTTTACACCTACAACACTAAGGACGATATGGCCGCAGACAAGCGTGTACAGCTCAATGACACTCTTATGACGTGCGGCTATGCCGAAGTCGGCGACAAGAAGGGAAGTTTCTATAAAGTCGTTGCTAATACTAGTACAAAAGCTATTGCACTTCAGAACGACCTTTATGCCGAACCGTTTGAGCTGGCCGATTTCATTCAAAACTACGTCACACCAGAAGATTTTGGTGCCGTTGGAGATGGCGTTACAGACGATACATTAGCCATTAACAAAGCACTTGAACACAGCAACGTCCTGAACATGAACACCAAAACATACCTTGTAAGCGCAAACCCGGAAACAACTGCCGCTATTATGGCAATCAGCAAAACGATTAATGGCAACGGAGCAACCATCAAAATTAAACCCGTTGCAGATGAATACTACAAAGTCATTAAAGCAATGGGCAATACCAGAATATCAAACCTGACAATTATTGGCGAACGTAATGAGCATGTCGGAACTAGCGGCGAATGGGGTATGGGCATTCACCTTTCTAATTCTAACTATGCACATATCGAAAATGTTACGGTAAAAAATTGCTGGGGTGATGGAATCTACATTGGCTCTGAAAACAATGATACTGGTGAAAATGGGTGCGCTAATGTAACAATCACTAATTGCATAATCGACAACAACAGGCGGAACGGCATCAGCGTAATCAATTGCGACAAATTTGTCATTGATGGATGCACCATTTCTAACACGAATGGCACAGTGCCGCAATCCGGCGTTGACATTGAACGCAATTTTGACAATGAAATCACAAACGGAATTATCAAGAATTGCACATTCATCGACAACCACTTCTCCCACATCTTGCAGAGTAACAGCAGTAATGACAACACAATTGAAAATTGCATCTTCAAATGCACAAATGAAAACGCCAGCAGTGACATTGACTGCGAAAGCAAAAAACTCATCGTTATCAACTGCTTATCAAATCCAAGTAAACGAGCAACTTTGACTTTCAATGACGCTGACATTGACTGCTTTAATCACATCACTGTCGATTCTAACACGAATAATCACGATAGCTTTGATGCATTTATTTACTCAAAAAACGGTGGAACTATCAACGTCCACAACTGCTTTGCAACATCTCACAATACAAACTGGAGAGGTATATATCTTAACAACGGTACAGTAAATGTCTATAAAAGCATTTTACCAGAAGAACGATACCATGAAAAAACCGCTGTCATCAGCGAATGTAATCCGTTTACATTAACCACAAATGAAACCATTAATGCGTACTCCTATCCCGGCGATATTGTTGTACCGAGTTCTGATAACATCACGCTCACCCTTGTACTAGCAGGTCTGTCTAAAAACACTTTCACACTGTACAATAAAGGAAGCGGAACAGTAACACTGGCTGGTGATATCACTGACACTGTTCAGGCTTACACCACAGTAACACTTTACTGGGACGGTAATGCACTTCACAAGATGAACTAATTTTAGGCGAATGCCAGTGGATATATGCCACTGGCATTTTTTATATACATCATCATAAAATCGAACAACGTGTAAGTGCAAGCTTGAGTACAAAACTTTTTTCTCTGTATCCATC